TGAGGGAGTCATCCGCACGAATGTATTGAATGTTAAACGGGTTCTCGGCAGGGTTGCACTCGATGGGGTGGCAAAAGGCCTCACTCGGCATCGCCTCGCTAGACCAATACTCATTCAAGAGCTCGATCTTAGAGGATGGTGCCGTGTCGTTAGAGCGGTAACTCGTCTGCAACATAACACTGCCGAGGGCATTGTTAGTGCTAGAGACCGCAGATCCACTAGTCGGAACATAGTGGAACACGAGGCCCTTAATGCGATACTGCTGGTAGCTATTAGCGAGGCGCGACAACCACGGAAACGTGGTGGCATTGCCGGGATTGATAGTGAAAGACCGCTGCACAAGGAAAGTTGTGCTCGACCTAACTTCGGTCAAAAACTCCTTGTGACGGACGGTCACTGATTGGCCTTCACTATGCATCATTGGGATGCTTCCGGAGGCTTTGACGCTATGGACAAGGCTATTCTGTGACACTGAATAGTCGCCAGAGCCGAGCCATTTGCTAATCATACCCCCCAACCCGGTGCCAGCCGCGGCTCCTAAGGTGGGTGCGCCAAACACACCACCAACAGCTCCGCCAGCTAACCCACCGAGGTGGCGCAGAGCGCCACCGAGTAATGTCATCTCCTTCTGAGTGACTGCGGTCTTCTTCTTCTTCTGCACCGGCCGCGCTCGCCCGGTACGAATGTTGACAATTTGTTGCTTCTTCTTGGCCATCTTTTTGTATTTATTACAGGTGCCGCAAGAACGCTGGTGGTTGACACTCAACGTGGCCACTCTTGAATTCAATAGAATCGTCCATCGCTCCAATTTGAAATTTATCATAATACTGCTCGAGAGCGATTTGGTAGTCTGGGGTTATCCCGAACGCCCGGTAGAAGGAGGCTCGGGATTCCGCAGTGATTAGCGTTTCCCGAGCCTCCAGACCCCTCCGGCGCTCAACGACCCCAGTGTGCGAGAACAGTCGAGTGGTGAACTTACTTCCTGCAATCGTACCAGAGCGCCTAAACGCTCCATAGAAACTTTGCAGAACGGGACAGCCTGGCACCGAGGCCTGCCCACATTCACCTACCGCCCCCAACCACTTCCGCCAAATCTTGTCATTCTGGATTGGTATGAGGCACATAGGGTCCTTCTTGAGGCACGTCACAACGTTACGCACCATGGCCCATCCCCCATTAATCCATACTGGTCTTGACTGGCAAAACTCCACCCTCTCGAACTCCCGGACCGGCTCCTCCACAGTCATGCGGAAACCATA